GTTGTTCTGCGTTCTTGTTCAGCAACTGTGCCTGGATATCTCCACGCCCAGATTGCGACCAGTGCCATAAAACCACCGCTCCATACAACTGCCATAATATTGCCAGTAGTAAACCAAAGAAATGCAAGTGATGATGACATCACAATTACCATTGCATATTTTCCCTTGGTTGGAAATACTCTTTTCTCTACCCAATTAGTTAAAAACGGGCCAAAGTATTTGTGATTGTATAACCAATCGTGCATACGTTTACTAGACTTAGCAAATGCCCAAGCTGCAATAACCAAGAAGATACTAAATGGTATCCCTGGTACTACAACTCCAACGTAGGCCATACCTAGACATAAAAAGCCTAGAGCCATGTACAAATATTTTTTAATCATTTACTTTCCTTATTTGATTGGCATATTCAACTGAATGTTTTCTTACTACTTCATTAGTTAAAATACCGTTAATATAATTGTTAGCTGCATCCTTTACATAATGAAAACTATTATTAGGATAATGTATAGTTCCAATATATTCATTATTTTCATAACAAACTAGCATTAATACTTCATCATCCATTATGCTAATAGATGCAGTTTTATTATTTTCTTTATTTTTAAATTCATTATAAGACATCTTAATTCCTACGTAATAGCATCAGCTAATGCACTTAGTGAGTCAACCACTGATACTTTCTTTGCAATAGAACGATACGTAAATTTATGAAGTTCCTTTTCTGTAGCTTCTCCATAACCAGTTCTAACTAAAATTGGTCGAGCTCCTATCTTAACAGCGGCTTTCATGTCAGAAAGTTTATCTCCAACATATAATCCACTTTTAAATTTTATATGTGGATGTTCTTTTTGGCAACGCTGAAACATGCCTAAATTTGGTTTAGCGTAAATATCGTCTTTTCGACTACTAGTACTATAATATAGTGCATCAATACTACTGCATCCAGCCTTCCCTAGAAGTTCAAACATATACTCATGAAGTTTATCTACATCAGCTGGAGTAAACAAACCTTTTTCAATACCACCTTGATTGGTGATGATCACAATTTTATGTCCTGCATTGCGTAACCTAGCTATTGCTTCTATACTACCAGGTATAGGCTGGAAGTCAGCAGATCTAAATGTGTAAGTTCCTCGGTCCACATTAATTACACCATCTCTGTCCAGACCAATAACGCACTTATCATATAAAGAAATATTGTTACTAACTTGACCTAGTTCTGTAATATTAGCCATCTACAATTAATATCTTTTCTTTATTTTAGCTAAAATGTACATTTAACATTTCAATACGATCAGTTGCCGCGGCCATTTTATCAAGTTCTTCTTGAATAGCCTCAACAATATCACTATGTTCACCAATACCAACAGCCTGATGCATATACACCATGATGTTTGTTTTGGCACGTTCTAGCTCACCTTCGGCGTGCATACGTGCGGCTTTAACTAATTGAGCACTCATACTCATTTTACATTCCTTTCATTATATTTTATCATAATTGTCCATTCTGGGTGTTTGTTAACAAGTTCATTTGCTTCTAACAAACTATCATAGGTATCTATGATACTTCCAGTTTTAAGATTCATTACATAATACATTATTCGTGTTCGCCGCCTAAACCGCGGCCATTATATGCGCCAAACATATTTGGTTTACGTTTGGCTGTTTCAAATGTTGCTACTGTAATTGCAATAGCTCCTAGCAATAGTACGTGTAGAATCATGCTGAACACTCCTGCCCACATACTACCTACTATAATAGCAAACACAATACACCACATCCATGCAAGTACCTGCATGATCATATGTCGTGTGCTAAAGTCTGGAATGTTACTCAGTGGATTCAAGTTATGATCCATTACTACGTTCCAACAATTATATACCCATTCTCTCATTGATATTACCTTTCTAAAAGTTACTTTTAATGGATAATGTGCATCGACATCATCACGATATTCAATTGCATCGTTCACATCATGAAACTCTTCTGACACTTTACGATCTTTAAACCATGCTGTTACTCTATACATTATTTAATCCATTGTTGTTGTGGTGCCGCAACCAAGATTCGAACTCGGGACCTACTGATTACAAATCAGTTGCTCTACCAACTGAGCTATTGCGGCGTTATCGTTTTACTCTGCAATTAGGACAAAAATCGTTATGACCTAATTCTGTTTTACAATCTGGACAAGTTTTCATAAAAATACTTATCCGTGGTTTAATTTGGTACTCGCACCCGGACTCGAACCGGGACGCCTTACGGCCACAGATTTTAAGTCTGTTATGTCTACCATTCCATCATGCGAGCATCTGGCAGTGAGGGTGGGATTCGAACCCACGGAACGCTTGCACGTTCTCCGGATTAGTAATCCGGCGCTTTCGGCCACTCAGCCACCTCACCTTAACACTTGTAGGATTCAGGAAGGTCACTAGGTAATTACTCCTATTAATTTCCAACGCCTGTCGAAGCTAGATATGACTATGCATAGATTTTAACTATCTAGTCTTCCGACGATTTTCCTACTGTACAAAGAACGTTGCAGTTTACTCTTATCAGTTTATTCCTGCGGTGTTCTCTGCACCATAAACTTTGGCAAAGGTGAGGAGAATCGAACTCCTGCTTCTGGTTTTGGAGACCAGCGTGATACCATTTCACCACACCCTTATAATTGGTACTCCCCACAGGACTCGAACCTGTAACCAAAACGTTATGAGCGTTCTGCTCTAACCAATTGAGCTAGAGGAGTACATATTCTGGCGGACCCTAGAGGATTCGAACCTCTGACCTAGTGCTTAGAAGGCACTTGCTCTATCCAGCTGAGCTAAGGGACCTGTTTCATTTTATAAACATCATATTTACTGTCGTAACTTGTTGCATTAACTATATTAGAAATAAACCCTGTTGTCAAGTCTAAAGTTTCATTTTCTGTTATGGTTTTAAATAATTTATCAGCTAGTATAGTATGGTTATCCATTATTAGATGGTTAACCCTGCCGTCAGCTCCACCGCAAATATCCATAAATGCTGTCCAAAGACTTTGTTCATCTCTTTTTTCTGATTGCCATTCATTAGCACTAACTGAATTTAAATTTCCAATTGAATTAAAATTATTATTCCATTTAGTTACTTCACTATTTTCATAAATTGGGATATTAATTATTTGATACCCCTCATGCTGTTGCATATTAAAATACGCTAATACAGATACTCCGTACAATTCCTCCATTACTGGATCAGCTATATTAATAACATATTGCCTAGCCGCTTCTGCTTGATAAAGAGACTTTTGTCTTGTTTCATGATCATGACGTAATGTCATTTTTTTAAGATATTCTATGTTTAGTGTGCTATCTGTTTTGATAAAATTAATAAAGTTACTAAGCTCTGGCGATTTTTGTATAAACCATCTACGAGCAGGCATTGTGTGTCCAATTATAATAACGTCATTTTCTTTATCAATATCGGTTCTTTCTTGAACATATCTCCATTGAATATAATCTAATCCTATCCCTGGCATACCGTGATTACAGATTTCAGACAATCCAAGTTTTTGACATAATAAAGATTGCCAAGTCATTGAAAAGTCTTTTTTACTTTCTTCTGTAAACACCAAGTCATTTACTAACATTCTTTTTTCTAATGGTGCGTTTGTGAAACTATCACCAAAGATCCATAGTTTACCCATTTAAAATGCCATTTCAATTTGTGTATCAACAGCAACTTCTTCTTCTTCATTTGCAATAATAGCTGACACAATTTCATCAAATGATTCATAAAACTGTTCATCATCTTTCCAGAAAGAACGACATTCTGCGTATGCATCTGCATCCACGAAGCTCCAATTAATAGAACCATCTTCATTAAGGTTCTCTTCTTTTTCAATTGCGTCACGGATTTCGATTTCTAACATTGAGTGAATCATTTAGTATTCCTTTGTTTCGCTGTTTCTATATATCATATATAGCATCAAGAGTTCCTAGTGTCAACACTGTTATTAAAACTTTCTAACATTTTTTCTTGTTCAGCATATGCTTCAATCTCCCAAGGACGGTCAAAATAAGGAATGTCACTAGGCTCAAACATTGGAAACTCTTTACGTACTGCCTGCTTTACATGTACCATTTCGTGAAAGATAGCAGTAATCAAATCTTCGTAGCTAAGTCCTTTGCGAACTCTTAGTTCATATTCTCTATCATCATCACCATCTAATAGATCTGCTTCAGCACTTAATCCAGGTGCAATTTCAACATCAACTGTTAGTTTACGATGCTTGGGAAGTAGATATGATTTAGCAAACCAAAGTGCTTCAGTTACCGCTGCACGTTCTTTTTTAGTTCCGCCAATTACTGAATAAAGCATATGTACCATCTCCGCTATTACTCTTATACCATATAGTAAGACGTATTGGCAGTCAACCTTTTTCTTAAAGTTTTTCTATTCTTTTTTCGTGTCTGCCACCTTCAAATTCTGTAGTGAGAAAGGTGTCAACTATGTTAATAATCCAAGCTGGATCAGTTACTCTAGCACCCAAACATAATACATTTGCATTGTTATGCTGTCTTGTAAGCATTGCAGTATGTGTATCTTTACAAAGCCCTGCACGAATCTTTGGATTACGATTAGCTGTCATACTCATGCCAATACCTGTACCGCAAACAAGGATACCAAAGGTAGCGGCGCCTGTTGCTACAAGTTCACATACACCTTTAGCAAAGTCTGGATAGTCGCAACTTTCTTCACTATCACAACCCCAATCTCGAACATTGTGTCCTTGGTCCATTAACCATTCACTAATTGCTTGTTTTGTTTTGTAACCTCCATGATCACTTGCTATTGTTATAATCATTTTCTCTTTGCTTTCCTCGCTTTGGGTTTAGCCTTAGGCTTTATTTCTTCAACTTTCTTTAAGTTACTATATCGTAACAATGGACCAACAGCCGCTTCTACTTGGCTATCAGTCCATTTAAATTTTTTCTTTACATCACTATACAACAACTCTTTATCACTATAGATGGAAATCATACTATGAAGTATCTTATCAATTTCCATCCAATTCATAAACTAATATCTTCCAGACCTGCTGCACGTAGTTTTACAATGTTATTAATTTGAAATTGTTTGGCATCAAGTGCTTTAACTAATCCCATAAACTTGTTCCTTACTAATGAAAGCTCATTAATAATATGTTGTTGGTTAATTACTTCACTTTCGCCATCAGCAAATTTTTCTGCATCTCTACTTGAAAGTGCCTTGTTATATCCTTCCAAATATATGCGATAATGCTTATTGCGTATTTTACGCATTTCAATATTCAAATATTCAAGTATAGCTTCTAGTTCCTGTAACTGATTAAATCGATATTCTACTATACCAGGCATATCTCTACTGTGTCTCTCAACGTTTCCTTTGAGACCACATTCAAGTTTTGCTTCTTGTAATTGTAGTTCGAAGTAATCAATTGCAGGAATAATGTTAGCTAAGTCTTGGCGTATTTTACCAAACCATGCGCTCATTACCAGTCGTCATCCTCATCTTGTTCATAGTCACCACCAGTGGGCTCACTATAAAAGTTTTCTTTGAGTGATTTATCAAGTGTATTATCATAGCCAAACCATTCATCACCAACTTCACTTAAATCATGTAAATTTTCATTAATCAGTTCTAAATATTTTTCGCATGCAGAATCTCTATCTTTAGAATTAATGTAAGGCTTTAACGAAATCCAAATATCAATAAACGTAGATAGTTCTGTTTCACTCATTTTCATATGATTCGTTGTCCTCTAATACTTGGTCATCAGCTTGGTTATTTAGTTCATCGGCTGCTTTGTCAACAGCGATGTCATCCCATTCTGTCATAACTAGGTCAAGAGCACCATCTTTATTAGCATTCCAAGGTTTACGAAACATTTTAATTACTTCGCCAGTTACATGACTAGTATATTCTAAACTATTGCCACTTTTCTTAAGAACCTCTTTTGCTTCTAAAAACTCAACAAGTCCACTATATGGTGACATTCCTGTCTCATATGGAATCTCCACTTGTACACTTTCAAAAGGTTTAGCATAACGTGTTTTCATTACTTTACACGCCGCTCTAATACCATGTACCTGTGATGTTTTGTTACCATCTGCATCAGTTTTTAGTTTAAGTTTACGCATGGCAACTACAATACTACTTGCGTAGATAAAGCCTTGTCCGCCACTAATCTTGTCATCTGGATCAAACATATCTTGTGATGCATATGTATGGTTAGTTGCCATTAGTCCTACATTGTATTCTCCCAACATATTGACAGTATTACGAACCAATGACGTTAATGCCTTAGGCTTACGACCCAAGTCACCTTTCATATCACCTGCTTCAAACTGTTTAACATCAGTTGGCGTCAACATCATACCTAATGAGTCAATTACAAACAATACTTTAGGACGTTCATCCTTTTCTTTGTCTGCCCATTCTTTTTTGTAGTCTGTCATAAAATCACTCATAACTTTGGCTACATCGTCAATCATTGCTAAGTTAAGTTTTAGCAATTTGTCTGGACTTGTGTCTACATCCAGTGCATGTAACCAAGTCTCATCTAGTGCGTTTTCAGTATCAATTAGCACAACAAAGATGTTTTGGTCTTGTGCTTGTTTAACAATATTACCAGCCGCAATATATGACTTACCTGCGCCACTTTCTCCAGCCAATACTGATACTTTACCTAGTGGAATACCTTTATTAAAGTCTCCACTGATTAGTTTGTTTAGTGTATAATTACCTGTTGAAATCCATGTATCTGGATCATTAAACCCAACACTTAGTCCGGGCACCGCTTTGGTAATACTTTTGCGGAATTTACTTACGTCAAAAGGTCTTGGCATTTATGTCTCCTAATAAGAATAATAGAAGGCAGCATAGTACTGCCTTCTTTAAGATGTAAGGTTAATTATGATCCGCGGTTACGGATAGCAGCAAGTATATCTTGTGCTGATGGTTTAGCTTCATCACCACCTGCTATCGCTGGCTCTGCTACTGGAGCAGGCTGCGGTGTTGGTGCTACTACTTCCTGTTGAACAGGGGGAGCAACTGGTACCGGCGCTGGTTGACTATCAGCAACTGGTGCTACTGGTGCTTGTGGAATGCTTGCTGCTGGTGCTTTACCAGCTGACGTATTTGGCGCACTATTTGATGTATCGATTTGTACACCACTTGGACGATAAAAATTACCCCAACGCTCTGCATCATATAATTGCCCATCTACACTAGCTTCAAACATTTCAGCAATTACTGCTAATTCAGATTCGCTAGGTTGTTTAGGAAGATAGTCATTTAAGTTATACAACCCATGAGTGTCAATTGCTGAACGCTCATTACTGTCTAAACTACGCTCACGGCGTGCCCAACTACTCGTACTATAATCACTATATTGACCTTTAGTAGTTTTAGTAAGACGGAAGTCAGTACCTTGTTCAATATCTGTTGGAAGTTCAACAAAATCTGTATCCATTAATGCACCTTTGATAATATTAAAGATACTTGGATTAATAATAAATCTACGGATTGGATTATCTGGAGATTCCTCTTGTAAGCTATTTTCAGTTACAAAGCCTTGGAATACATATGAACGTTTTTTCCAATACTTGCGACCCATTTCTTCTAAGTTAGGATCTTTAAACCAGGCACGTACTTCAGATAGTACTGGGCAACTGCCTACTGGTCCCCACATTTCATTACATGGAATATTAACAATCACTTTACGACTGTCTGGTTGGTTTTTTACACCCGCAAATTCCATGCGGATCATTTGACGCTCTCTCCAAAAATACGGATTTTCCGTATCTCCATCTGGTAAAAAGCGAATTACGCTAGTTGTATTTTCTGGGATGTTCCAAAATGGGAAGATAGCGTTATCTCCACCAGTTGCTCCGCCTTGGCGTTGATTGCCCTGCTCAGATGCTTGTAATTTTGCTCGAATTTCTGCTAATGATGCCATAGTTTTAATCTCCTATTTGCCTATGTTTGTTTGCCTAAGTATGCCTTTGTGACAACAGTGTATATAATAATACATGTTACCACTATATTACGTTTTGTCTAGATTGTCAAGATTTTATTTAAATAAATCATCAAACTCATAACTGTCGAGTGTGCTTTCAAATTGTGCTTCATAATCTACAGTGTTACGTTCACTGCTTTCACTTGTTTTAGCAGAAAGTTTTGGCATCATATTTTTGACTGCCGTAATACCTGCTGCTATTGTTGATTGCTCAGTAACATCAGTTACCATACTACCAAACTGTTCAAGTAATCCTGATAGTTTTTCGTTTTCACAAACTGCTTCTGAAAAGTATTTCATTGTCATTGCAAGTTGTGTATTAGCTGACGCAGATGCTGAATGTTCATTAACTAATGGATTTTCTGGATCTGATTTTGGATCAGCACCAGTGAAATTAATAGTTTCCATTTCTGCAATTGCTTCTGCTAGTTCTTTAACTGTATTAGCTGCTGAAATATTTGCTTCCTTAACTCCATTTACTTCTTTCATAATTGAATTAACATATGGTAACGCATCTTCTAAATTTTCGTCAAAATGCCGTACTGTAAATTGGTTGCGTAGTGAAGTCTTATCTCTTTCGTTAATTTTTAACTCTCTTGATTCGAATGTATCACGCATAGCAGCATATCCTTTACTGCCTTTCATTTTACTAATTGTTTCTCTAACATGTTCTATTCTTGCTGTAACTGCTTCTAGAATATCGTTTGTCTCTTCATTTACTAATCCATTACGTTGACTATACTTTTTAAACTCTTTTAGTTTACTAAGTTCTTTACACTGTTCAATGATATGTTCTCCAAGATCGTCATGCATTTGTCCACCTTGTTGTATATGACGCAACATTGCTCGGCCACCTGCTAGATTTTTACTTGGAAATTTATGTCTTTCACCATCTGCGTTTTCAATATAGATAGCACTAATATTTCTACTTCTGCTACCACGTGTTTCTTCATTGACTGGTTTAGTGTGTTTAATAACCAACTTTGCTGATTCTAATTTTTGATAACTACTTTTTGTGCTACCATATGCTGTGCTAATGCCTTCTTGTACATCTTGTTTCATATCTCTCGCCTTTTGTGCTTCAAAATCTTGATCTTTAGGAGTAATAGCTTTAGAAAAACTCTTTAGTGTATATTCTACTATACTTTTATTGGCTAAATTTTTTAACTGAGCCAATGTATCTTTTAGTTGTTCTACACTAGTGGTTTGACTAACACTAACTCTAATTTCTCTATTAGCATTACTAGTTTCAAAATTAACCATTGCTCCCATATCTTTAACATAGAATCTACGAGCATTATTTGGATCAATAGTATTTTCACCTTCTTCAGTAAATAATTCTATATTATAACCGTTGCCTTTTAAAATTTTAAAAATACCAGTTGTTATTTTGTCATCACTAATCATATTACGTCCTTTGTATTATTTATGCTAAAAGACCATAATTGGCATTGGTGCATCAGTTCCATCTTCATCAAAACTATCTTTAAGCTCTTCATAAGTTACTTCGTCATACTGTGCAACCTGTTGAGCTATACGGACAACTAGTACACTTGCCATAACTAAATCATCTGTTTCGCTAGATTTAGCAGCAAAACTTGATCCCCTAGCAATAAACGTTTTAAGCTCTTGTAATAACGCTTCGCTGTTAACCACCATTTTTCCAGTTTCAATCCAGTTCTTTAATCTACTACATGCCTCAAGTTTACTTTTATTAGTTGTTGTGAATCCTTTTCTGTGTCCTCTATTACTGCTTTTTGGCTGACTAATTAATGTACCAGGAATGTTTTCTTCACCCATTTCCGCTATGACCACAAGGGCAGCTTCACCCAGCGTGTTATTTTCCACACTCCAATATATTTCAGTATCGGTTACTTCTTGTTCTATTTCCTTCAGTATTTGTCTGAGTATTCTTATCTGTTCCGTGATTGGCGTCTTGTTGTGCATCCATTCAGCTACTTGATTCATTCCTGGTAGTTCAAAAACTTGTATTGCTGCATTATCACCACCAGTACCTAAACTTGGATCAAGCCCTGCAATATAAGTTTTTCCCTTTTGTAAATTTTTATACCAGCGTACTTGACCTGTACGTTTGTATACTTCTTTAGACTCTAGTGTTGGCAATATTAGTCCACTAATAAGTGTTTCGTCAGCACTAATAAATTCACATCCGTGTTCTCGTCTAAATCTTTCTTCACCAATTTTAGCTGCTTCTTCGTCAGCCCATTCTTGATCTCTATCCGGATGTTCTCTCCAATCAACTAGAATATGTTTAAATCCATTAACTCCTACTTTTGTTTCATTACCATATTGATCAATAGTTTTATTTGCTGCTTTCCAAATTTGTGCAAATTGATCATTATCCTGGTTTGGTGTACTTGTGATCATACATTTACCACCTGTACTAAGTGTTGGACTCAGTGCTGTCCAAAACTCTTTGGCAATACGGGGTGGCACAAATGCAAACTCGTCTAAGTATACTAATGATAATGATAAACCACGTCCTGTATTTTCTGTTGTAGCTTGTGCAATAATACGACTGCCATTATCAAACTCTAAACTTCCTTTGTTATATGCAGTAACACCTGCACGTATATGATTAGGTAATGTTTCATATGCAAACCGTATACGTTGCAT